ACTAAGTGCTACGTTTGGAACTGGAGTGAAATATGCTCCGTTCCATCAGACCGGAACACCAAACATGCCAAAACGCCAAATTCTTTTTATCCCGCAATCCTTTGTCAGTGAATTTGCAGAAAAACTAGCAAACTACATTGTTGAAGGTAATGAAGGGTTGACAGCATAATGCCTACAGTTCCTGGATATCCATTAATGCATGGCGCTCAGTTTGCCAAGCAGTATGTAAACAATTACCTTTCAGAAGATGTTCCTGTAAGAATTATTGATTACCGTAACGGTTGGAATGTTGACGACATAACCCTTCCGACCCCTGAGGGGTTTACAACATACGAACCGTTTGCTATCGATACATGGCCGCTTGTTATCACTGTAGTTATCTCTTCTACGGCTTTTAACCGTATTGGATTTGATGGCCCAGACCCTCTTTATAGGGTTTCATACTCAATGCGCACCTATGTTTGGGTAAAAACAGAAGGCTCAGAAGAGTGCACGATAATGCGAGATAGGTTAACAACCGTTCTCAGGTCGGCCCTTCTTGATTATCCATGCCTCAAGGCCTATGACGAAAGAACATCTTTTAGGGCAATGATTGACGAAGGTTCAATTCGTGAAGAGTTTTCCGATTTAACACTGCTTAAAGGCGACAGAATTATGGCTGGGGCATATATTTCCTACAATATGGAGATAGATGAGGTAGTTTCTCGCAAGCCAATCGGCGTTGTGTCAAGCATTGATTTAGAAATAGAAGCCAGTGGAGATTCATCCGCGCCACTTCCTATTTTGTAACTTGTTATGTCGTATTCTATTTATACAGCATTCTTTTTAACAGTTGCAATAATCAACACGAAATCATCTGTACAATATAAACCGTTGGCGGCATTGTCACTCAACACGAACCACAGGAAGGTCTTATGCCAGGCGTAGTAATCTCCACAGCAGTCAGAACAGGCCCATCTTCCGCGACAGTGCGCGAATCTTCGCAGCTTTTTGTTGTCGGATTAGCAGAACGAGGAGCTGTTGGCGAAGCAGTTTTAGTTCAGAGCCTTGCAGAATTTGAACACATGTTCGGCGGATACGTTTCGTATTCGTACCTCCACCCAACAGTAGAAACCTTCTTTGAAGAAGGCGGCACTCAGGCTTATATCTCCAGAGTTGTCGGCGCTGACGCAGAATCAGGAACGCTCGTTCTTGAAGATGCTGACGAGGACCCAGTATTGACAATTGACGCAAACGGTGCAGGCGCATGGAGCTCAGATGTTGAAGTTACTGTTACTCAGCCAACAGGAACAACCTTTGCAGTTATCATCTCTTACCAAGGTGACCCTGTGTACAGCACGGGCAACGTAACCTCTGTGGCACAAGCTGCTGGTCGCATCAACTTAAGCTCAGTTGCTTCTCGCTACGTAACGGCAACAGCCGTTGTTGGCGCAACAACAAAGCCAGCAGTTCTTGTAGCAACAAACCTCTCAGCAGGAGACGACGACCTTGCACAGGTTGATGACGACTCCCTAATTGACGCCCTTGAAGTCTTCAACGACTCGCTCGGTACCGGTGCAGTCTCAATCCCAGACGCAGAAACGGCAACTCGCCTTTCCGTTGGTGGACCAGTTACTGACTACGATGGCACACTAAAGGCCACTCAGGACGTTTCTACTGCTCTTATTGCTCACGCAAATGCAAATAATAGAATTGCTATCTTGCACGGAGGCGCTGCCGATACTGTTGCTAACGCAATCTCGAAGGCAGGAGAACTTAAGGTTCTCACAGAAACCGAGCATGCGGCTATGTACTTCCCGTGGGTTAACGTTCCAACAACGATTGCTGGTGTATCAAGGCTTATACCGCCAGACGGCTATGTTGCCGCCAAGCGTGCACAGGCTCACAACCAAGGTGGAGCACATGTTCCAGCCGCTGGTCTTATCTCTACAGCAAGATTCGTTACAGGTACTGCTCTTGATATCAACAAGACATCTGGTGACCAATTGGATGACGAGCAAGTCAACTCAATTAGAATCATTCAAAACTCTGTAAGAATCTACGGTGCTCGTTCATTGTCAATTGACACTGAGAACTTCCGCTACATCACGACCCAAGAAATCATCAACCACATCGTTGTTGCTTCTCAGCGGTCTCTCGAAGACCTTGTCTTCGGTGTAATCGACGGACGTGACACCATCTTCTCTGCAATTACATCACGATTGATTGCAATTCTTGCTCCATTGCGCGAAGAAGGCGCTTTGTTCCAAGCATTTGATGTCAACGGAAAGAAAGTCGACAGTGGCTACACAGTTCGTTGCGACTCCTATCTGAACCCAGTCAGCCAACTAGCAGGCGGTACTGTCAAGGCTAAAGTTGGTGTTCGCACCAGCAGTGTCGGCGACAAAATTGAAGTCGACATTATCAAGTCGAATCTAACCGCTAGCGTCGTCTAAAGAAGGATATAAACATGTCAAAAGTATCTCAGCGCCAAGTACTCGCCTCGGTCGTGCCGGTTGATGCTGGCAAACACCCGAAGTGGACAGGTTTTTACTTTGCCCAGGTTTCTGGTGGAGAAATTACTGCATCTGTAGAAAAGATTTACGAAGGCGGCAAGCTCCGTCCTACCGTTCTCTGTGCACCATCTGAAGTTGGCGACATTACGCTGACCGCTCACTATGATGACGACAGAAACCAAGCAGACGGCCCTACCGGAATTGCAGAAAAGATTGCAACACTCCGCCCATTGGTTGGCCGTGCTTCGTACGACATCACAATCGAGACCTTTGACTGCGACCTCAAGGTTCCAGGCACGGACCGTGTGTACTCAAAGGCCCTTTTGGTTGGCATCACAGAGCCAGACGGTGACTCATCTTCTGGTGCTCCTGCGACTTTCTCGCTAACATTTGCCATCTCGGACGTTGAGTCCGGTGCTGGCGCAGCTGGTTGATAAATCTTCTCTTCTGAGTTCCATCACGGGCATGCGTGATGTGCTAGGTTTTCTCTTATGACAGAAAACTCTGAACTCTATACAACATCCACAGAAGATTCTTCCCCTAAAGCAAAGCAAGTCAAGGCTGCTGTTGCTGCAGAAGAGACACCGCTTCAAAAGCTTACGGGCATTGTCAAGCGCAAGGTTGAACGCTCGGTTGTTCTAATCCCTGTTCCTGAACGCCCTGGTGTAAAAATCAAGATTAGCCCGAACATTACCCAGAACCAAATGAAAAACTGGCGTAAGCAAGCTGGTGAAGATACCCGTAATGGTATGGATGGAACACGTTTTGCTTGTTCAGTTATTGGCCACACCACTATCGGTATCTTGTTTGACGACGAAGAAGTATTCGATGATGCTGGCAATGAGCTGACATTTGCTTCTCCAGTCATTCTTGAGATGACAAACACAACTCGCCCACTTCCTGACTGTGTTAAGGAATTCTTTGGAGTTGACCCTCATATTGAGGCTGCTGCCCTCTCGATTCTTGACGCTGCTGGATACTCTGATTCGGTGGACGTTGAAGACCCTACGAAGGGGTCTTCGACGAACTAGTTGAAGACCCTTTAGTCATCTCGGCAGCAAGATTAGGCGAACTGTTCGGGACAGACCCAGTAAGACTTTTAGATTCAACAGAAACTGAATGGCTAATAAGGCTTGCTTGTGCTAAAGTAATAAGTAACGACCGCGAAGAGCAGGAACGCAAATCTAGGCAATAAGCCAGATTTGTTCCTACACTCACGCGATTTTCCCAAAAATCGTAAATGAGCGTGTGAGGTCTAAGCGTGGCCAGGGCTGAAGGTACAGTCAATATTGAGGTAAAGGGTGCCGCTCAGGGCGCTCTGGAAGTAAAGACCCTTGACAAAGCTCTTGATAGGCTTGACGCTAAATCACGCAGACTTTCGTCTGGACAAAAAGCCGCAGCTGCCAGCACAAATTCACTTGGTACTAGCGTATTAAAAGCAAAAAGGTCTTTTGACAGCTTTGATAAAGGCGTAAAAGCGGCAGGAATGGGCCTGTCAAAATTTCTTGGACTAGCAATAAAGGGGGCAATTGCTAACTTTGCTCTTCTTTCTGTCTCACTAATGAGCGTTCACGCTCTTTTTGTCGCAGGAAAATGGCTACATAAAGCCTATTCATGGGGAATGACTGCTATGGCCGGCGCGGCCGCCAGCGCAGCAGTAGCACTCGGAACCGCAGCTGCCGCTATTCGTGAGCAGCAAGCAGCAATGTATGCGTTTACAAAGGGCGGAGCTGGAGAGTTCCTTACCGGAACAAACCAAGTTCGCAACGCAATGAGAACTCTTCAGGCTGACTCTCAGCTAGCAGGTCTTGGAGTTGCTGCACTGAACAAAGCCTACGCAGCAATGGCTAAGTCCATGAAGTCTTCGCAGATTGCACAAAGCGGTGGGTTGATGAAAAACCTCATGGACTTTGGTGCAGCCGGACAGGACCCTGCAGCAGCAGCAGACAAAGTTGGCGCGTTAATTGAAGCCCTTAATAACTCAAAAACAAGCATGTCTAAGGTTAAAGAAGCAGCAAAAGCTCTTGGCCCACAAATGGAACAAGCTCTTAAAAAAGCAAAAGTAACCAGCAAGAAACAGATGAAAGAACTCATCATGTCTGGTGAACTTGCTAAAGCCGGTGGCGTTGCTGGGCAGTTTGAGGCAGTTAACTCAACCCTCATTGGTCAAGCAAAAGCTTTCTTCACTCAGATAAAAGGTGAATTTGCAGACTTTGGTCAACAGTTTCTTGAACCAGCAAAAATTGCAATGCAAAAAATCTTCAGGATTATAAGAAGTGACCTTCTTCGCGTAAGCGGTTCTTTAGGCGAGTTTGGAAAAGGTGACTTTTTTGATGGTCTTGTTGGTATTTTTGAAAAAGTGTCTAACTTCTTTGTAAAGCTAACCAGAGAATGGCTACCCAAGACTGATGGTTTTTTTAGAAACATGGGCAATGGTTGGGAAAAATTTGCTAGATGGTTTAGGATTTCAAAAGAACAACTTAAACCGTTTGTAGATGGCGCTAGAGCCATTGAGTCGATGTTTAAACCGGTGTTTAATGCGGTAAAAGATGGATTTGTTGGGATGATGAAAGATTTCAACGTCCATGCCCAAGACCAGTCAGCAACTTTTGAAGAATTTGGAGAAAGAATTGCTGGAGTTGTAGAGCAGCTTTTTAATCTATTAAGAACAATGGAAGATATTCGAAGGAAAGCAATGCCTTTCCTTAATGATGTTCTTGGGGGTCTTACCGAAGTATTCAAAATGCTCAACTCTATGGTTGGAAGTATTGGTGGAATGTTTGGCGGCAGCGGCGGTGGACTGATGGCCTTGGGTCTTATCGCTAGACAAATGAAAAATACCAAGGGCGGACTAATGGCACAGGTTCCCAAAAATACTCAGACCATGAACGTAACTGCTGGAACCGTAAATCTTGGTGGACCAGGACAAGCTCCAGGAGGAAGATTGTCTTCTGGTGCCACAGGTGGAGCACCTGGCGCTCCTCTTCCTGGTAGCCCAAGAATGTCAACTGGACGACAGGTTGCTGGGGGTGGCGGTGCAGGTGCCCCAGGTCAGGCAAGGTACCTGGGCGGTAATCAACCCGGATACGCAGCGGCGTGGGAAAGAGGGTTGGCAAGGTTTGGCGCAAGAAGCAGTACGCCACCAGATTTCGTAGGACACGGTGGATATGACAGAAGGTCAAACAGTGCTATTGCTAGGCGTTTTAGAGATTACCGAATGGGCCGAAGCATGGACAGACATAACGTAAGAATGTCTACCGCGTACGACCAGACGCACGCAGGACCAGGAGCGGGCATCGGTACGCCAACACACGGAGCTGCTGCTGGAGCCGTAGGAAACTACACTCCATTAGGACAAAGAGTAAACCTTTCAGACGTTGCAGGGCTTCGAGCAACAGGACAAATACCTGCGGGAATGAGCAACGCTGAATATATGGCCGCCAGAAATGCTTCTGCCGCCAATATAGGTAATAGTCAAATTAGAGCCAGAGATGAGCAGATACGTAGAAATGGTGGCGGGTGGAATGTTGGCAGAACCCCAAGAGCAAGGTATCAAAATGGAAATCTTGTTCGTCAGTTTGGTGCAGGCGTAAGGGGCTTTGGTAGCAGGGGGGTTACGTCTACCCGTGGAATGTTCGGCAACATAATGAATGCTGCAAACTCGCAGGTTGACGAAAAAGCTGGGTTCCTGCAAAGCTCCATAACAGGGCGACAGATGGGGATAGAAAGACTTCACGGTCCTACTGGTGCCATAGAAGTTCTTCACCCAAAGACAGGAAACGTAGTTGCTGGGCTTGACCAGCAATCAGGAAAGTTTAAAGGCGCAACATTCAGAAATTCCGGTTTTGGGCTTAAAAGAAAACTTATGGCCCATAACATGCGTCAAACCAGAAGTAGCAGGCTTGGTTCTGCTGTTCTTGGAAATGCAGAAAAAGGCATTGGCGGTATGAACAACAGCATGGGCGCAAAAATGGCTGTCGGTATGGGTATGGGTATGTTGTCTCAGAAAATGGCCCCAGAAGCACAGGGGGCAATGGCGCTTGGTGGAATGGTTGGTCAATTCAACCCACTAGCTGGACTCGCAGTTGGTTTTGGTGGAGCCGCCCTTAAATCAAGAACAGCAAAAGGTGGAGCAGCGACGGGAGCCATGGCTGGTGCAGCAATCGGAACAATGATTGCTCCAGGCGTAGGTACCGCAGTTGGTGCTGCCCTTGGTGCCATTACCGGCGCACTTGCTGGTTGGTATGGCGGAATGAAGCAAAGGGCAAAGGAAGCCAAAGCGGCAGTTAATTCATTCTTGGATGCTGTGTCTTTTGCCGAATTTAAAAAAGCTGGAATTCAATTAAAGAGAAACGAAGAAGCCGCAGCAAGAGGAGAAAGTCTTGCTGGACGAAGCGGCGCACTTGAAAATGTTGCTTCAGCAACTGCTGAAAAATACAGAAATGTTGGTGCCAGATTTAAGGGCATCGACATGGACTTTCAAAAACGAAATGACCAAAAAGCGCTCAATTTCAGTCAGTCGGGAAAGACTGGAACAAAAGGATGGTTGGGAGCTCTCACTGGTCAGTCAAGATGGGGTAGAAGGTTAAACCCACTTGGATGGCTTACAAGTGCAGCTGGAGGAGTCACCCGTGGGGTTTCTCAACTGATGGGCGGCCTTGGAAATATCCCAGGAATGGACACTGTGTCAAAAGTCCCAGGACTTGGTTTCCTGGGCGGAAACAACGCCATAAATGACGACCAAAAGAAAGCTCTTGACCAAATAGAGTTGCTGCGTAAAGACCCTGCATTTAAGGGGATGATTAGTGACGATGAATACAAAGCCATAAAAGCTAGCCCAACTAAAGGTTTAACAGAAATTGGTAAAAAACTTCCAGAGCGCATAGAAGCAGCAACGATGGTTGGCGACCAATCAACAAAGCGCATGGAAATGCTCAAGAAGATGTCTGGTAAATCCGGAGCAGAACTTGAATTGTTGGCCAAAAAAATGGGCGTGAACCTTTACGACTCCACTATGAGAATGTCAGACATGGTTGAAAAACTTGGTCTAAATATGGTTAGAACAACCGAGGAAATGAAAAACCTAAACATTGACTCGTTCGTAAAGGGTATTTCTGATGGATTTGATGAAGCAATAAAAGCAGCAAAAGCCCCAGAAATTTATGACGAGCGGGGTCGTCAAGTTTTCGACGTTGTAAAAGGCGGAGGCAGCACTGCATCGGTCCTTGAAGCGTTAAAAGGTTTCCAGGAATCGTCTGCATCAATGGGCAAGGGGGCTATTGACTCCTTCTATGGCCAGAAAGAACAAATAGGAACAGCCGCTGACCCAGGAAAACTGTTTGGACCTGGTGGTGCATGGGCAAAAATGGACCCCGCAAAGTTCTTTACACCCGCAGTTGTTAAGGCACTTGCAGCTCAAGATGCAAGTACGGAAAAAGGATTTATTGGGGGCGCGTCTGAACAAATAACAGGAATGCTTGCAAACTCCGGAATGATGGGCAATACCTCGCAACTGTCGGCCGTAATCGGCTCCATGGACGCCCCAAATAGGGAAAAATTCCTCAAAGATGTTGAGTCTGGAACTTTCAACATAACCGACCCATTTGCAAACAAAACCGACGAAGAATCAAAAAAAATATATGAAGCTAAAGGTTTTGGTAGCAAAGAAGAGTACATGCAAAATGTGCTTTCTGACAAGTTTGACGCATACGGTGCTACTCAGAAAAACTTTGAAATAGGGTCAATAGACAAAGACACCAATGCTGTAGCTGACAAGATGTCCACTGCTTCAGACACCTTCAAGACGGCGGTAGAGAACTTCAACGATAACATGGCTAACTATTTCACTGACTCTACTGGAAAACCCGAATGGTGGTCGAAAGATGCCATGAAAGAAATCATGAAGGATGACACAAATACTCCTCGTGGTGGGGTTGTTGGCGACACAACTTCTTCAAGACTCAGCCAGACTATGGCTAGACACAACTCCATTAATGGCTCCATTGCTGGAAAGAGGTCAATAACGTCTTCCTACAGAACCTACGGTCTTGGCTCGCTTAATTCTGACCATGTGACAGGCAGAGCAATTGACATTGTTGGGCAAAATCTTGGCTCTTATGCCGTAGCAACACGCAACGCTGGTGGATTTGCCGAGTTCCACGGAAGTGGTCGTGGAAGGCATCTTCATGCAGTTCCGGGAGCTGGAGCAATTGGTGACACATTGACCCCAGCTTCTAACCAAATGGGCGTACCAACTAGCGCTACTGTTTCCTCAGGAACTAACTCGTTTACATTCCATATCAATGGTGGACAAAACAATCCTGAAGAGATAGCAAATATGGTTATGGCAAAGATAAAAAATACTGAGCAAAGAGTAAGAGAGAGAACCTAATGCCTGCAGTTACTCAACCTATTCAAAATACTTATTTTTATAAAGAAGTTCGCAAAACACAACCAGGAGCAGGCGTTATTTACTCCGGTTATCCCATTTATCATCTATACAAAAATGTTCCAGGTGGTACCCCAATTAGGCTTGACGAGGTTGAGTACTGGATGCCTCTTCCTGGGTTGACAAAGTACAAAGAGTATACGGCTGGAGATGAAAACGTTATTGCCACAAGGGTTAAGTATGAACCTCGCCTAGAAAGTCTGGTTAAAAAAGTTCCAAGGCACTACACCGACAGGTATGCCGTTTATACACACAAATACTATGGAACTAAACTGTTTGTTGCTACAGGAAGAACAAAACTGTACCCACTCTCTCCTTCAACCAACCCTTACTCTTATAGAAATATCCAGATTTGGGTTGAAAGCAAAGAAACATACACAGACACTTACGACAGCTACGGAACACTGATTGTCCCTTCTTATTGGTATCACCCGTTTAAGAACGAGTTTTACCCATTTGGTAATTTGCAAACTTTTGGAATCACTGATACTCAATACCTTATTGACACAATTTTCTCAAGGGATACCTCTGGTCAGAGCAACGAGTCCCTTATGGCTAATACTGTTGAGTCAATAAGAATTTCTCAAGTTTACGAGCTAATATCTCAAGGCAAATCACGAGAAGAAGCAGTTGCGTTAATTAATGCTCAGGCACAGAGAACCTTGGCTGTAAGAGAATCAGAGTCTTTGATTACTCCAAAAGCAAGCACCGCAAGACAAATTGCAAAAAGCAAAACCATAGCTGTCACCTTAAATACGGTTAAAAAAAATGGCATTTCAGCGACTTCGGTTGCTGCATCGCAAACACCCAAACTTGTTCAAACAACAACATCAGGACAAACACCGCTTGTTTATGAATTTGTTCATAGGCCAAATCAAATAACCTATTCAAGTCTTGGCTCTGATTGGACCCCAATTGATAGAGCAGCAAATAGGCCAATGGTTGACTGGAAGTCATACAAATTAATGAGTGTTTCTTTTAGCTTTATTGTTGCCTCGGATATTTCTGGCAATCTAGACGATGCTCTTGATAACAAAGTAATAACAACAAGTGTTGATGAACAACTTAAAAATCTACGCCAAATGGCCTCAAGTCCGTTTCCTGTTGTATTTATGGGTTTTGACAAATTGCTGTCGGAGCCAGTTAGGTATCCGTTTAACAATGACTCTGCAAGCAAAGGCTCTTTGTTTGTTATTGCCGACCTGAATGTTAGCTCTATATATAGAAGCTCTACTGGAGCGATAAGCAGGGCTTCGTGCGACATAACGCTGACCGAATACCCTCAAGAACTAATAAAACTTATTGAATTTCCAAAACTTAAACCAATTCCCGAGGTTCCACCACCACCCCCTGGAGACAAGGGATTATGTGACAACTCAGCAGCAAAAAACACTTGGAGTAGAGAAAACTACACATCAAATGATATTGCATGGCTAAGGTCACTAGCTAAGGGAATAGTAAATTATGACGCATCCTGCAAGTCTGTAATCGTTCTTGACCAGGCCGCATACGACCTTGCGTCCAGACGCCGAACCCAACCTATTGGAATGTTGGGTGTCCGTGACATTTTTGGACCATAGTTATGGCTAACGCAGACAACAGGGTCCCAATTGAATTATGGAAACAAATCCCACGCTCCCTTGAGCGTCAGTATGGTGGCGTCCTGTTTTTTATGGACGAAAAAAGAGAAGAAATTGCTGAAGTAAGAGAAAGACTTATAAGCGTAAACGTTCAATACACAATGAACATGTCTAGTGAACTGTCTTTTACCGTTCTTGACGAAGACCTTAAAATGATTTCTAAAAACTATTTTAACATGGGTCGCGTTGTTGCTTACCTCAGTGAGACGTTTGGAACAATAGAAAAAACAACACTTCCAGACATATCCCAAAGACAGCTCCAACTATTTGAAATAGCAAATGTTGGGGTGTCGCAGGGACCAGGAGAGAACCCTACCGTTACGGTAACTTGCTATTCTCGCGCCATACAGCAGATGAAGAGAGACAGAAAGCCAGGAACTGTTGGGGGTTCCGGTACGGAGTTCGTTAAAAGAGCTGCAAAAAAATATGGTCTAAAATTTTGGGGTGAAACAACTTCAAAATCACAAAGCATAAACAAGGCTACCGCTGGAAGCAAAGCCGAGTCCTTATGGAGCGTAATTGACAGTCTTGCTAAAACAGCAAAATTTGTTGTTTACGAAGTAGACGGGTATTTAATATTTGCATCTGAAAAATATATTCTCAAAAATTGGGGAACACACGAAGCCAAATTAACAGAAGCCCAAATCAAAAGTAAAGACAAAAAAGCAAAAACCAAGAACAAATACATCCCACTTACATGGAAAAACAAAAAACTGGATTCTGCTGACCTAAGAGAAGACCTTCAGCTTATGGAGATTCCAAGCATCAGCATGACGGAAAACAACCCATGGGATGCTTCTGGTACTGCTGTATTAGATAGATTTAACGCTGTTCGGTTAAGGCCTGGAATGACAATAAAACTTGGTGGGATGTCCGATTACAATGGTTACTACCTAATAGATAATGTTTCTTTTCCTGACATATCACCAGACCCGGTAAGTATTTCTTTTAAAAAACCACAAAAAGAAGACAAAGAAATCAAAGATTTGCCAATTGGTGAACGTGGTCCACAGGTAATCGACATCACCGACCAGGATGGTCTAACTAATAGAACAATGACGTATGACGTGACCCGCGCTGGTTCAAAGTTCTTTAGAAAAAGAATATATAAGGGCATATTCCCACTGCCAGACGCGGACCACCGATTTGACCGCTATCCAACTCCTACCGCCGGGGTGTTTGCAACTGGCAACATGGATATCTACGATAGGCCAGTACTGGTCTCTGGAGATACCGTAAAGACAACACACTCAATCACCATCTACCCATGGACCGAAGGGGGCGTAAATAATGGTAAGCCATTTTCGCTTCTTCTTACCCCAATATGGACGTCAATGGAAACAGGAATGCCTGTTGAGCTAACTCAAAATGAAGCCATAGCAAAGTATCAGGCGGATGGTAGGTTTTTGGCAAAAGTAAGAGGCAAGTCTAAAAAAGAATCTATTTACAACGCTGGGGTCTATGGTGCCCTAATAAGCGGTCAACAACATGAAATAGTTATAAAAAAGTTCCCCAATGGTAAATACGTAAATACTCCTGGTAGCGAATAATGATTACTCCTCCACAACCACAAGTAATCCGTAGAGACAATGCTTTCTCTATTTCCAAAGACCCTGGCGAAATATTTAACTGCATTGTTACAAGAGTAGGTTCTGACGGCCGAGTTCATGTTCACATACCTGAACTTGGTAGCGATTTAGGGCCAATACTTCCACTTGATACGGACCTTACAAAAAAATACAAAGTAGACGATACTGTCGTAGGGACGTTCTTGACATCGGCAATGACCAGCTTTGTTATTCTTGGGTCAAGCAAGTCGTCCAACCGTTCATCCATTCTTGTCTTCCCTACAGAACTAGAAAGAACGGCGACACTTGGAATGACCCCAAGTACTGGAGTGTTCACATACGTAACCGCAACTTCTGCTGTCCAGTACTGGGACGGTTCTGCGTGGATGTCAATAGGTGGAGGAGTTAAGGTATCTGATACTGCCCCAGCCAACCCAATGCAGGGAGACTTGTGGTTTGAATCAGACACAAGTCAGACTTTTGTTTATTACGACTCATCGTGGGTTGAGGTTGGACCGCAGCCAGCGACAGGGCCAACAGGGCCGACGGGTCCTTCCGGTGGACCAACTGGACCAACTGGACCAACAGGTGCTACCGGTCCAGCAGGCGCGACAGGATTAACTGGGACTACCGGGTCAACAGGAGCTACTGGCCTAACAGGCGCTACCGGTCCGACAGGAATTGGTGCGACTGGTGCGACTGGCCCTCAAGGTGACCCGGGATTAAATGGTTTGCCTGGACTAGATGGAGGAACAGGACCAACTGGACCCACTGGCATAACCGGCGCAACAGGCCCAACTGGCTTGACTGGTGCTACCGGTCCTGCTGGTGGTCCGACTGGCGCAACTGGACCCATTGGGGCAACTGGACCTTCTGGTGTCCCGGGTTCAAATGGTGTTACTTCATTAGCTGGCGGTACGGGAATTACAGTTTCTGGAGCAACAGGTGCAGTTACTGTAACGAATACCGGAGTCGTGGCAGTTACCGGAATGGCAAATCAAATAACAACTTCTGGTTCTACCGGTGGAATAACTTTGTCTCTCCCATCTACTGTTGGAATAGGGGACACTTCTCTTCTCGCTACAAACACAAGCTCGCAACTTCATGTGCGTAAGGACACTGTTGGCGGCAAAGGCGGAGAGATATCTATCGTCAATTACGCAACCAATACTACGGGTAACTCCGCTGCCTTAAACTTTGGAGTCGATACTTCTTCTTATGGCTCCGACACCGGCAATGCGCAAATAAGAGCAACAAACATGAATGCTGGAAACTCCGCTACCGAACTTGGGTTTTTAACCTGGAATGGCAGTGGGTGGGACAGGAGAATGTACATTGACTCGGCTGGAGTGCCGCGGTACAGCGCTAAATCCAATGTTTACGGTTGGCATGTTGCTGGAGAACAAATAGGAACAGCACTAACTATTGGTGCCTATGGAAGAAATGCTACAGCTTTTACAACTGGCGCGAATACTTGGCTAACAGTAGGTGCAGTTGGAATAACTATTCCATCTAGCACTAGCGTCATTGTGTGCAACTATAATTTTAGTTGCTACTTTGCTGCTACTGGTGCGTATTTGGTTCGCACTTATTATGACACCGATGGGGCCGTAGGTGGGTCTTTTCGTTATTTTACAAATGAGAGTTATAGCCATAAAAATGTTTCGGGGGTTATTGGAATGGGCGTTACTGGGGGTAATGCAGGAACTTTTTATCTTCAAGTGTACGGAGAAGCAATTACTGTTTTGAGTGATGCCAACGACTCTGCCTATTT